GTAGCTGCAGCGTACAAACAAGCGCAAGAGTCTACCACTAATAATCAATATGTAACTGCCACTACTGCAGGTCTTTTGTCTTCAGGCGACCCTACCTTTGGTGGCGATATGTACAACCAAAACTGGCTTGATGATACTATTACGTCATTCCTTAAAGGGGCTGACTATGCCACACCTGAGGAGAAAGCATTACCTTCGGTGACCCAGAGCGACATGGACGAATTCAAATGGTCTAATCTATTTGGATCTGTTGGAGGCATGTTCGATGAGGCCTTTACATCTTCGGGTGAGAAAGCTGCCATTGAGATTGTAGACTCCCTAGCGGCTGCAGAAGGTGGTACAACAGCTAAAGGTGCTTCTAGCGCAGAGTTCTCTGTCATTGACGGTAAAGTCTATGTAGATGCTCCGTATCAACGTGAAGGCGCTATAGACCCTAATGGGCTAGCTGTAGACTTTGGTGAGCAGTTTAGAATTAGTGAGTCTTCTCTTAACGCTCTATACAAGAATACTGACTTCTATGGTACAGGCATTAGAGCAGAAACAGCGTTTGCTGAGGACATGCTAAAAGCACAACAAGCAGCCTCTGCCAACAGTATTGACATGCTCACTGGTGATCGTACTCTGACGATTAACCCTGAAGGACGTATCGTGGTTGGCGAAGGTGTTTCACTTGCAAACACTATTGCCTCTGGTATTGACACTGTAGTCAACAAAGGTATAAACTACGGTCTAGGCTATGCTGCTGGCGCTCTAATGTTCTCCCTGACGGGCGGTATTGCTCCTGCACTTTACACAGCGTTCGGTACTCGTCAAGTCCTAGATACTGCAGCGATGGTTGGCAACGGTATTGTAAACAACCAAGTATTCGTAGACGGCGATGGAACACAATGGGTAGACACCACAATTGCTGGTGAGCGCTCAATGTACCGCTTGGACGAAATGTTTGAGAATGCTACTACCAACGCAGCCAATGCTGACACTAAGCTGGCCTCCGGTGACTTTGACATTGGCGAGTCACTTAACATAGGCATGGGCGGCAGTGCTGAAGTTGTAGCCACGAACCCGCAGGCGCAAGAAGCTACAGGCACTAAAAAGCTTAGCTGGTCAGACTATGGGTATGACTTAGACTTCTCTTTTGACGATCTAGTCAAGCAAACATTAGTAGGCGCTAATGCTTCTGCTGAAACTATTAAAGGTATTGAGTTTGCAACTCAGGTTGCTAACGGCACTAACGTAGCAGAAGCAGCTATAAACATCTACGGTGACAAGATTGTAGATGTGCTGCCTACTGAGCTTAATAAGCCCACAGAGGCTGCTATTCGTGTAGGCCTTGGTGAGAACAAGATTAAAGTCTTCGGAGATATTTACGGCGCTGATGTTGGCCTAGATAATCCTCTAGGTCAGGCTGGTCTAAGCTCTGCTATTACCTATGACCAGACAGGAGACGGTCAGCAGGCTATCACTGATGGTCTAGTTACATACGTTAAAAAAGGTGGTACATTCCCTGAGTTTGAAGTTCCTGACTTCCTACCAGATGATGTAGATACTGACTTTGATTTTGAGTGGCTAACAGGGATCACAGATAGTTTGCCTGATATGAAGCTAGGTGATTGGGTTACGGACTTTAAACTACCTACAGGTGTGTTTAATGGTGTAAACTTTGGAGACATAGCTGCTAACTTCCCAGACATCAAAATTCCTAGCATGAAAGAGCTAGGTATCGAGATAGGTAAGCTAGACTTCTCAGGGACAAGTTTTGCAGGGCTAGGTGATTATATTCCAAATATCAACATACCTAAGATGATTGATCTTGGTATTAAGGTACCAGAAGTAGACTTTACAGGTGCTAACTTTGCAGACCTTGATATGAGCCTACCTGAGATACAAGACTTAGGGATTGATTGGAAAGGTATCAATCTGGATGGCATTCCTTTACCAGAGCTATTATTGGCAGGAGGTGCGGATCAGGCTCAACAGGATGCCGAACAATTAGCTTACGAAGACCCCTTTGCAGACACGACTGAGGAAGAAGATACGTTGCCTACTAAGACACCTCTATCTCAAGTACTTCTTAAAACTACTCCAGTGGCATAAGATATGACATACTTAGAACTAGTAAATGCAGTACTGCGTAAACTCCGTGAGGATGCAGCGCAGACTGTGAATGAAACAAACTACACAGCTCTTATAGGTGCTTTTGTAAATGACGCTAAGCGCCTTGTAGAGGATGCTTGGGACTGGTCAGCTCTACGTACCACTCAAGAGTTTCAAACAGTAGCAGGTACTGATACCTACTCCCTAGATGGGTTTGGTACACGATCAGAGATCTTTCAAGTCTTCGATGAGACTAATCAGCACGTACTTGATAAGATCTCTATCCGTGAAGCACGTAGGCGTAATATGCTAACTGCGGATCAGCAGGGCATTCTTACACACTATGCTATGGCAGGTACAAGCCCTACAGGAGACATTCAGATTAAAATGTTCCCTGTACCTAAAAACAACGGAGACACTATCAGCGTCTACGGTATCAAGAGACTTGAAGATCTTGTCAATGATGCTGATGAGATTTTTGTAGCCACTAATGTTATTGTTGATTGGGCTCATGCGTATGCGTTGATTGAACGAGGTGAAACAGGTGGCCAGAGTGGTTCTGAGCAAGCATTGTTTGCCAAGAACAGTCTCAGTAATGCAATTGCATTGGATGCTCGTTACCATGACGAAGAACTTAACTGGACGGTAGTATAATGGCTAAGCCCCTACAGAGTATAGCAATACAGGCCCCAGGATTTTATGGACTGAACTCAGAAGACTCGCCTACTGCACTGTCTGAACAGTTTGCATTAGAAGCTGATAACTGTGTCATAGACTCCTTTGGTCGTATAGGTGCTCGTAAGGGCTGGAGCTACCTGAATGAAGATACTGATAGCCAGATTGTAAGTATGGGTGAGTACATTGCCCATGACGGAACAAGTGAGGTAATGTCAACTACAGAGGGCAAGATTTACAAAGGTAAGAATGCCCTCACTGATATTACTCCAGTAGGCTATATAGTCGGTACAGGTAACTACAGTCATGCGAGCTTTAATGACTATCATTTCATGTTTGCTGGCGATAGTCTCCCACTTTATTATGATGGTACTACATGTGACCTAGTATCTAATCACGCTAACTACAGTGGAACAGTACCTCAAGGGGATATTGTAGTAGCTGGTTTTGGTCGGTTATGGGTTACAGGTGTAGCAGCAAACAATGATGTAATCTATTGGTCAGACCTACTTAATGGTTTTGCTTGGGATACAGGCTCTAGCGGCTCTATAGACATCTCTAAGGTGTGGCCTAATGGTCAGGATGAGATTACAGGACTAGCTATTCATAATGGCTTCTTGATTATCTTTGGTAAACGACAGATCTTAGTATATCAAGGCGCTCAAGACCCTGCAACAATGTCTCTAGCGGATACCGTGATTGGCACAGGCTGTATAGCTCGTGACTCTATTCAAAGCACAGGTGGGGACATAATGTTCCTGTCAGATAGTGGCGTAGCCTCTTTTGGTCGTGTTATCCAGCAGAAGTCTCTACCTATCCTAGATATTACTAAGAACATTCGTACTGACTTTATGAATGACATTAGGGCTGAGACTGGTAATATTAAAACAGTATTCAGCCCTGAAGAAGCTTTTTACCTCATTAAACTTCCAAACCTCAATGTAGCCTATTGCTTCGATACTCGTGCGCCTCTACAGGATGGCTCTTTGAGGACAACTAAATGGACAGGATATGCAGGTGCTTGTTTCCTTAGAGATGCTGGCGGTGAGCTGTTGGTAGGCATGGAAAGAGGTATAGGGCTATACAACGGATACAGTGACAATGGTGCTTTCTACCGTATGTCATACTTCACTAACTACATGGACTTTGGCGCTCCTAATAACCTTAAGATGCTAAAGAACCTGAAGATAACCGTAATAGGTGGTAGTGCAACAGACGTTACACTCAACTGGGGCTATGACTACAGCTACGCATACAAGAAACGTAAGTTTACTTTGTCTACACAGGTCATTGCAGAATACAACGTTGCAGAATACAATGAGGGTGAGTTTAACGCTGGTGTGTTGGTAAACAGACCTAACGTGAACGCTTCAGGCGGTGGTGCGGTAATACAGCTAGGTATTGAAGCAGACATTGATGGCGCTCCAGTATCCATTCAGCGCATGACAGCACAGGCAATCATAGGACGTACAATATGAGTAATTATACAAAGACTACTAACTTTGCAGTTAAAGACACTCTACAGTCTGGCAACCCTGCAAAGATTATCAAAGGCTCTGAGATTGACTCAGAATACACTAACATTCAGACTGCTGTTGCTACAAAGGCCGACATTGCTTCGCCAACCTTCACAGGTACAGTTACTATTCCAACCCTAAGCGTATCAGGTACAGCTACTATTGGTACTGTTGATGGAGGTACATTTTAATGAGTATTACTAGTCTATTGGGACTGGGTGGTTTAGCAGCATCTGCCTACCTACCGTACTCAGAAGCAGGGAGCCAGATTGACTACCTTAAAAATCAGGTTCCCGGCTATGTATCCCAAGCGGAGGATATCACTAATAGGGCTGTACAGGAAGCTCAGTTTAGCCCCTTCACTGTCCGTACAGGTACGGGAGGCACAGCCTCAGTAGGCGCTGGTGGAGGTCTAACGACTACGCTTGGTGCTGAAGAGCAGGCATTGCAGTCAGGGCTTCTAGGAGGCGCACAGAGCGCTCTTGGTGGTCTAGGTGGTGTGGATACATCAGGTATTCAGCAGCAGGCTCTAGGAGGCGTCTCTGGCGCTCTCAGCCAGCAGGTTGACCCTTCTATTGCAGCTCAGCAGGCTACAATGGCTAACCTGTTTAATCAGCAGGCTGGTACTGTAGGCGGTTACTCTAGCGCCCTAAGTGGTCTAACATCACAGGCCCTGTCAGGAGCGCAGCAGGCTCTAGGTGCTCAGACTCCTACAGCTTCTAGTTTGTTCCAGCAGATGCAAATGGCTCAATCGCCTGAACAGGAACGTCAGCGTCTAGCTCTAGAGAACCGTCTAGCAGCGCAGGGTCGTCTTGGTGTGCAGACCGCCGCTTATGGTGGTACGCCAGAACAGCTTGCAATGGAAAAGGCTATTCAAGAACAACAGTCAAGCAACTTCCTCAATGCTACTACTCTTGCAGATCAGCTAGCTTCATCTCAGCAGGCACGTGCAGCTCAGTTGGGCTCACTAGGTACTTCCGGTCTTGGTGCTATGCAGGGCATGACAGCCAATGACATTAACCAGTTGCAGGCTCTACAGCAAGGTAACATTGGTGCTACATCAGCACAGCAGCAACTACAGCAAGGTAATGTAAACCTTGGTTCAAGTCTGTTCGGTCTTGGCTCAGCAGCCTCTATGTTGCCTACGCAGTACGATGCAGCTCAGCTTGCTAATCTGGGTACAATGCTTGGTCAGGCTTACATGCCTCAACAGCAGCAACTTGCAGCGCTTGGTGCAGCTAGTCCATTCAGTCAGCTCGCTACTTCAGCAGCTCTGTCTCGTGCAGAACAGCTTAGCTCTGGTGGTCAGTATGGTCTTGAAGCTCTCGCAGCAGGTAATCAGTCTATTGCTGGTCTTGAGTCTGCTCGTGTTAATGCTCTGGCAAACACTCTGTCAGGCTTGTTCACGGCTACAGGGGCTTCAGAGAAGTCTCCATTTGAAACACTCGTAGAACAGCTAACAGGAGGCTAATATGGCAGGTACAGTACAGTCACTGTTTGGTGATATGTTTAAAACCCCTGAACAGATACGCAGGGAACAGCAGGCAGCTTTGATGAACGAAGGTCGTCAGAGCGCTGGTATGCTGATGGCTGGTGGTGGTAGTGGTCTTGCACAAGCTATCAAAGGTCAGGCAGCTAATATTGCTCAGTACATCCCTAGTAGCGCAGATCAGCTTAAGCGAGGTGCTTTGCAGGCTGCTGGTCAGATTGCAGGTATGCAGGGCAATGAAGAAGGTAAGCGTGCTCTTAATCTAGCGGCTATGAGCCCTGAAGAGCAAAGAGCTACACAGCTCCGTCAGGCTCTGAAGG